GACAAATGGCTGTTGAATCTATCATAGAAGCAGGTGAACATTTTGATCTACGTTGTCCGATGGATGGCGAATTTAAAGTAGGAGGTAATTGGAGTGAGACACATTAAACAACAAGAATTATTTCCCGACCATCACGATGAATTAGTTTTTGAGGATGGTAAAATATGTATTAAATGTGAGCATAAATTACCACTTACATCTTTTAGTCCTGCTTCAGGTGGAAACTTTTTAAGACCTGAATGCAAGTCTTGTAATAATCATTTAAGTAAAGCAAGAAAATTATTAAAAGAAAAGTATGGTATGCCACAAGACGATAATTATCAATGTCCTATATGTTTAGGTACAGCAGACAAAGTAAATGGATTAGGTAACAAAAGAAATGGTTCTTGGGTTATAGATCACTGTCACGAAACCGAGTCTTTTAGAGGTTGGTTATGTCACACATGTAATAGATGTCTTGGAGGATTTAAAGACAACGTACAAATTTTAGAAAGAGCAATAGGATATTTAAAAAAACATGACAAAGAAATCAAAAACGCTTGACACGCTAGTCGAAGATATATATAATAAGATAGGTGTACTTGCCGATGGTGAGCACATTGACCTAGACCCTGAGACTATCGACCAGTTTGGTGAGTCTATGAAAGAGATACTTTACAAGTGGTCTCACCCTGAACCGAGAGGTGATACAACTTTACGTATGTCTAACATAGGTAAAAAACCTAGACAACTTTGGTACGATATGAAGTCAGAAGGTACCCCAGAAAGGATGCCACCCTCTTTGTTCATTAAGTTTTTGTATGGACATTTACTTGAAGAGATAGTTATATTTCTTATCAAGCTATCTGGACATACAGTTACTGATGAACAGAAAGAGATCAAAGTATCTGGTATTAAAGGACACATGGATTGTGTTATTGATGGAGAGGTTGTTGATATTAAAACAGCTTCCGGATTTGCTTTTAAAAAATTCAAGGATGGTACTCTAGCAGAGAACGATATGTTTGGATACATGGCTCAACTTGCCGGTTACGAACAAGCACAGGGTACAGACAAGGGTGGATTCCTTGCTCTTAATAAAGAGTCTGGTGAGTTAGCTTTGTACAGACCTGATAACTTTGACAAGCCTAACATCAAGAAGAAGATCACAGATATTAAAAAGGCTGTGAAGTTAGCGACACCACCTGATCTATGTTATAGCCCTGTTCCAGATGGTAAGTCTGGTAACATGCAGTTACCTAGAGAGTGTGTGTATTGTAGACACAAGTTTGAATGTCATAAAGATTCTAATGAAGGTAAAGGTTTAAGAGTATTTAAATATTCTAATGGGTTAAAATATTTAACTCAAACACCCAAGCCACCTAAAGTTATAGAGGTAACACAGATATGAGTGGAAGAAAATCAAAACAATTAAGACGTAGAGCAGAAGACTTACTCATAGAGTGGTTAAGAACTATGGTTCCAGATGGAGAAGATACATCTAAGATACATCGAAAGAATCTTAATGAGTTCTTACCAGAACAAACTCACATCTTTGCTAACAATAGATTTCTTCTTAGTGCATACAGTTTACGCTGGTTTTACAAACAAGTTAAACGGAATCCACAGCTAACGCTTGGAGACCTTAATGCCTAGAAGAGTACCTAGAAAACCTAGACCCAAAAAGATTAACGTACCTAAAGGATATGATAGTGCATGGGAATTTGATATGCATCAAACTATTCTCAAAGATTGGAAACATCATTGGGATGTTATCAAGTATGTTGTTAAACATAAATACGAACCAGACTTTGTAAAACAAATAGATAGTAAAACAATATTACTAGAAGCTAAAGGTAGGTTCTGGGATTATGCAGAGTATAGTAAGTACATACATATTAGAGAAGCATTGCCCACAAATACTGAGTTAGTCTTTTTATTTCAAAAACCTTTCTCACCTATGCCGGGAGCAAAGGTACGAAGGGATGGAACAAAACGTACCCATGCTGAGTGGGCTGAAACAAATAACTTTAGATGGTACAGTGAAGATACTTTACCTGATGATTGGAGAAATGATGAACTATAAATTTAATGAAGGAAAATTAATACAAGAACTACAAGAGTATATTGATGGTACATATGGGGAGCACTATGCTTCTGATAAGTATCAAGCTACAGATATCATCATTGACTCTGGACATGGAGAAGGGTTTACTCTTGGTAACATTATGAAGTATGCTAAACGCTATGGAAATAAAGAAGGAAAGAACAGAAAAGACTTGCTAAAAATCCTACATTATGGTATAATAATGCTTAACGTACACGATACAGAGAACTCATAATGGTAGATGATAAAGTAGGTATCAAGGAATACCTTGGTATAAAAATAAATTATAGTAACGAAAAAAATTTAGATAAGTTCAGCCTTGATACACTTAAGGATAGATACTTATGGGAGAACGAAACACATGCACAAGAAGCATTTGCCAGAGCATCAGTCTTCGCAGCCACCTACAAAGGGAACACAGATTTTGAATTGGCTCAGAGACTTTATCACTACAGTTCCTCTTGTTGGTTTATGTTTAGCACTCCTATACTTAGTAACGGGGGAACCAGTCGTGGTCTTCCTATTAGCTGTTTCCTCAATTATGTACCTGATAGCAGGACTGGTCTATCAGATCATTATGACGAGAATATTTGGTTGGCAAGTTCGGGTGGAGGTATTGGTGGATATTGGGGAGATATTAGGAGTAACGGTATTTCTACTACTCACGGTAGTAAGTCTACTGGTTCAATTCCTTTCATCCATGTAGTTGATTCCCAGATGTTAGCTTTCAATCAAGGCACCACAAGACGTGGTTCTTATGCTGCATACATGGATATATCTCATCCAGAGATTGAAGAGTTTATTAACATGCGTAAAGAATCCGGTGGTGATATCAATCGTAAAAATCTTAATCTTCATAACGGTATTAACATTACCAATGAGTTTTTGAAAGCTGTTGAAGAAGATGCAGACTTTAGATTGATTGACCCTAAGACTAACGAGCCTACAAAGATTGTTAATGCTCGAGACTTATGGTGGCAAATAATTAATGCTAGAGCCGAGACAGGTGAGCCTTATATGATTAACATTGATAGATGTAACGAAGCTTTACCTAAACAACAAAAAGATTTAGGATTAGAAATCAAACAGAGCAATCTTTGTTCTGAGATTACTTTACCTACTAACGAAGAACGAACAGCAGTTTGTTGTTTGTCTTCAGTAAACTTAGAATACTTTGATGAGTGGAGTGAGAATCCAATGTTCATTGAAGATTTAATTACCATGCTTGACAACGTTCTTCAACATTATATTGATAACGCTGTCGACACAGATAACTTGGGAGAGTACAATGCAAACTTTAAAAGGTTTCAAAAACATATTAAGCCGGGCAAAGACGGGTTTCTTAAATCTGCCTACTCGGCTTATCGAGAAAGGTCGTTGGGTCTTGGTGCGATGGGATTCCATTCGTATCTCCAATCACGCAACATTCCATTTGAAGGTATCTTCGCTACGGGCTTTAATTACAAAGCATTTAAATACATTAAGACACAATCACTCAGAGCTTCTGAAAAACTTGCGGATGAAAGGGGAGAAGCTCCTGATGTCAGTGGTAGTGGCAGGAGGAATGCTCATCTACTCGCTGTTGCTCCTAACGCTAGTTCTAGTATCATATGTGGTGGTACGTCTCCTTCGATTGAGCCATATCGTGCTAACGTTTATACGCACAAGACTCTCTCAGGTTCGTTCCAAGTTAAAAACAAATACTTAGAAGAGATACTACAAGATAAAGGTTTAAAGAAAGATGAGTTGACTGCATTGTGGAAAGACATTGCAGGTAACGAAGGTTCAGTACAACATCTTGATATATTAACTGATGAAGAGAAAGACGTATTTAAAACTGCTAATGAAATAGACCAGATATGGATTATAGAACATGCAGCTAAACGACAAGAGTTTATTTGTCAAGCACAGTCAGTTAATTTATTCTTTACACTTCCTAAAGCTACAGAGCCACAGGAAGTACACGATGAGTACATGCAGTACGTTAATGATGTACACTGGTATGGTATGAACAAACTAAAGTCTTTGTATTACTTTAGAACCAATGCTGCTAGAAATGCAGAGAACGTAAACATTAAAGTTCAGCGTATTAAACTAGATGATGCTGAGTGTATAGCTTGTGAGGGTTGATATGGATTGTTGGCACTGTGGAACACAATTAATATGGGGTGGAGATCACGACATAGAAGATGAGAACGAT